TAAAATCTAATAAATTAACTGTTTTAACAGCTGTTGTTTCTTCCTGTAAAACATTGTCTTCTTTAGGCGGAGACACTATTAACATATTATCAATAATATCTAGTGATAAATCTAATATCACAGGTTTACTCGGTGCATTTTCAAACACATCAACTGTTGTAGCTTGATAAGGTTTGTTTAATAAAACACTTCCTGTAGCTGTTACTACCTCTATTTCACCACTAGATAATCCTAATGCATCAGGTAACAAAATTATAAGACTACGCCCAAGTTCATCTACTGTAGCTGTAAAGTCTGTGCCTCTGATAGCTATGTTTGCAGTAGGGGTACTAAGTTTTATATTTTGTTTATCTATTCTATTTAAGTTACCTGTGATAAACCTAGCTGTTCCTAATGCAAAGTTAAGAGACATTTTAGATTTACTAGGGTCAGGGTCATAGATGTACTCATCTATAAGAAGTTGGGAATGTTCGGTAAGTTTTACAATCGATTTATCTAAAAAAGTAATAGCCATACGACCATTAGTCGTTATAGCTTCATCATTACTACGTATAGCAAATTGTAAGTTAGCGTCGTAAGGTTTATCTCTTACTATTTGAGCAGAGCCGTTTAGCTCAGATATGTCTCCAATATCAGCAGCTTGTGCTTGTGCCTTGGTCGTTTTGAATGACGCACACAGTACCACTATTACCGCTAGATATAATTTTGAGCCAATCATTATCTAATGTACTCGATTGTGTAATATTGAAAGTTCTACTGTTACCTGTTTGGTCTAAATAAAAATAACCTCCCGCGTAACCAGAACCTGTAAAGTTTACGGTATTACTGTCACCGTCTACATCTACATAAGAAGTGCCACCGTCATAATTTATATCAAAATCAAAAGTATTACCATCACCTTGGATAATCCAATCTAAATCCAATGTTGCGGCTAATGCAGTTGTTCCGTGGTCTAAGGTAAATGTATTAGTGCTTCCTGTAACGTCTACATTATAATTTGAATTATCAATACCGTAGGTATTTGTAGGGTCGCCTTGTATAGTGAATGTGTTGCTATCGCCGTCAAATTCAAAGAAACCTGTTATAGAATCTCCTAATATATCTCCTAAGAATTTATTAGTATCTCCTATTTGGTTTATGTCTAGTGTCATAGTAAGACCATCTAAATCTAATGCCGTTAAAGAACCAGCAGAAGAATTAAGACCGCCAATAATATTACCTGAACCAAGTTGTTCTAAATCTATATTAGCTGTAGCACCTGATTGGTCAACATATATTTCGTTGTCCGCAGCAAAAATAAACGTTGAGGTTAGTAATAATAAACTAATTAGTTTTTTCATCGTGTACCTCCCAGAAACTTTTATCATACCCTATTTTGACGATTTGCAAAACAGCTTCTTCAATAGCTCTTTGTAAAGCTAAAGTTGCAGGTTCATTTTCTGCGTTTCCTGTTTCTATTTCAACTAATTCTGTTCCTGCTTCAATAAACCTAAAAACATCTTGAGATTGTCCGTAACTATATAACTGTTTACTAACTAAAACATCTATTAAAACTTCTCCTGTTGCTACAGATACCATACGTAACGCTACTGTAATGTTATCTACTCTGTATTGCTTGCTTGTTCCTATACCTAAATACCTAGCTCCAATACCGCCGCTTTTAATATTTGTATCAAAACCAATCACAGCACCCTCCATCAAAACACCTGCAAAAAGTAATGGCATAATGGGTTTAGGTCCATCAGTTTTTTCATTTTGTTCTCTTGCTGAACGTATAAGTTGTCTTTCTTTTGTTAAATTATCAAGACCAACTCTTTCAGCAACTCTAAAAAATTTACCATTAGCGGTGTGTTTTAAACTTCTAATAAGTAGGTGACTAGGTGCTTGGGTAAGGGCTGTTGAGAATAAAGCAAACTCACTATTACTTTTACGCTGACCTGTTTGGTCTGTAAAACTGTTTGGATAAACAGCAACAACAATAGGAACTTTAGGTTGTGCTACTTTTAATAATTCTTCAGACTGTATTTGTAAAACACTAGGTAAAGTTTTACCTCGTTGTATTGTAGTATCTACAGGTACTAAACTACAACTAGAAAGAAAAATCGCCAATAGGCAACTGTATCTCGGTAATATTCCCATCAGCATCAGTTATCTTTAAAGTTATAATATCGTTTTCAATACTGTATTCTATAGTGTTTCCTTCTAACGACAAAACACCCGATGTGCTAGGAGTTTCTCCGAATAAGTTTTCTACAAGCTGTCTTGATAGTTGTGCATAAATTCTTGACTCTAGGTTTCTAATAAATCTTGCAAGGGTAGTGTTTTCTTTATCTCTTTCTATTTGTTCTTGTAAAGCTTTTATTTCTTCTTTAATACTCATTTTACGATTAAACTCTTGGTTTTCAATCGTTAGGTAGTGTGAGGATGTATTTATACCACTGAAAGAGGGGTTTTTGAATTTGTGAACTATTTGGTCTGCTTTAACATTTTCTACAAAAATACCAATAATTAAAATTACTCCAATAACCATAATGGTCCAAAGTATTCTATCTTTTTCTTGTTCAGATGTTTTTCTTTTTCCCATTAACCTTCCTCCTAATGTAAAATTCTTTCTTTTTCTTCAATGCCGTCTATGCCCACAATTACTTTAGCTTCTGCTACAATAACTACACCATAAGCTTCTGCTTCTAAGTCGGCTTCTTCAAAACTGTTTGCACATATAAAAGGACCATCGTATATGGTATCTCCTACTCTAAACTCTGTTATATATACTTTTTTCATTAATCTTTTCTTTGGTCTTCTCTATCCGCTTTAGCTATTTTGTCTTGATTTATTAAATGAGGAACTCCTAATATTGTTTTAATCATAGTATCTTGTCTGATAATTTCGTTATCAAGACTTCTAATTCTGTCTATCAAGGCTACTAAAATACCGTGTTGTGAATCAAGTTTACCTCCCAATCTTTCCTCTAACTGAGTTATTTGACCAGCAACTTTTTCATCAACTACATCTAACTTACTTTCCATACCGTCTACAATACGCATAATAAGTTTATAAATAAACCAACCTAACGCACCTGCTGCCGCTATAGGGAAACCAACTTCTTGTATTAAAGTAACAGCAGAGTCCATTAATAATCGCCCCAAACTTTAGTTTTCTTACCGCCGTGATACTCTACTGCATGACCTTCTTTTATAAGTATTTCACAAATATCTTTACCGTCTTCAGTGTATGGTATTCCTAATATACGACCATACTTACCTTTACCTAATGATTTGACTTTTATTTTCCCTACGCAAAGTTCTTTTAATCTTTCTTTAGCTGCAAGACCCAACACTTTTTCTGCTTTATCTCTTGTTCTAGATTCAGGAGTATCTATACCAGAAAGACGAACTCTTTGTTTATGTAGCTTTACATCAAAACCTAAATCTAAACAACAGTCAAAAGTATCGCCGTCTACAATACGTTCTAGTGTTGCGTTATATACAAAGGCATCAGGTGCTTTTTTAGCCATTTAACATTTCCACCTTTTACGTGCTTGACGTAATCTTGAATTAGGATTTTTTGCTGCTTTAGGAAACTTTTTCATTTGTCCCGCACTTCTAGCACAGTAAGACTTTCTTCTTTTTGCGGCTTTGCTTCCTTTTTTAACCTTACCTGTTACAGCTCCTTTTAATTTAGAACCAGGATTTTTTCTTTTATATGCAGCAATACCTTTTTTAGTCATGCCTGCACCTTTTTTAGTAGGTCTGTAATTAGCTCCTTTGCCTTTAGTAGTACGTCTTATAGACTTTTCTTTTTTTCTAGGCATTATTTCTTTTTCCTAGTAACTTTTTTCTTAGTTGTTTTTCTAGAACGTTTTATAGCTTTATCGCTAACCGTTCCTTTTCCTGGTCTGCTTGTTCCAGCTTTTTTCCTTTTGTTTATGTTATACCACAATCCTTTTTTAACACGTCTACCGTCTTTAGTGGTGTGGTATCTACTACTTGATTTTTTCTTTGCCGCCATGATTAATCCTCGTATAAATTATTAAAAGTTATAGAAGGGTCTAAATAACTTTCATGCCCTTCTGCAGAATGTAGGTGTTGTGATGGAACGAAATCTGGAGCACCCTCACCAGTTACCCATAAAGCAGGACTTGTAGCCCTTACTCTATTATTTGGTAAAGCAACTAAATTACCTTTCCATTCACAATCTTCTGTTATATATAATACATGAGACTGTTTGTGTTGTGCAGGGCAGTCTGCAATAGCATTATTTGTATAATCTACTGTAAACATATACTTACCAGTATAAAACTTTCCGTCAATTTTGCAAAGCCATGGACTAGAACTAACCCTATCCATAACTATTACTGAATGTTCTCTAGATTCGCAATCCCAAGGCTGTGCTAAATGGTCTTCCATAGGAACCGCCCATTCCTCTACAGGTATGTCAGCTATTAGACCTTGAATTGGCATACGTGCCCACATGGCACCACCGTGTATATTACCTTCGTCCCAATCGTCATATTCAGTTTCACAACCTGTAAAAACAACTTGAAAACTTAACGACCTGTCTGGTATTGTGTTTACTGCGAAAGCAATAGCGTGAAGAAACTCGCCATGATATCTAGAATGATTTGCGGTAAATTCTCTACGTACCCAGCATTTGAAATGTGGGATATTGCTTATAAGATGAGGCACTTACTTCTTTTTAGAAGATTTTCTTTTCATTGTTCTTTTCTTAGAACCACCTTTCTTTTTGTATTTTGAGCTTTTGATTGCTCCACCTCTTTTATAGCCTTTTGCTCTTTTCATCATAAGTTTTCTCCTTGTTTTAAAACTCTATCTTTTAATCTTATAGCTCGTGGACCTACTTGTATAGCCCAACGACTATCTAACATTTCAACTGCGGCTTTATCCCAGTTACGGTCTTCCATCGCACCTAAAAACTTTTTAAATTTTAGTAACCTTGTAATACCTAAATTAAAACACATATTAGCCATAACTCTTTGTAAATCTTCTGGTAAATCTTTCCACCAAACTAAATTTCTATCTAAATCGTTTATAACGTTTTGTATATCGTTTTCAAAACATTCATCTATTCTTTCTTTAGAAACAGGTGTATCTACGTCTTGTCCGTGTTCAGGGTCTGTTTCTAATATTAAATGCCCTATTCCAAACGTAGGATATCCTAAATGGTCTAGGTATATCTTATCTATACATCCTTCGTCAAAAGTTAATTCTTCTTGTAGTTTTTTTAAATCCATAGTCTTACCTCTTACAATATTTTTACTGTTGTGTCCCCACCAGTTGACACACTTACTTGCCCAAGAGACGCTACTCCCTGAACTCCTTTTTCTGTTCCCGAATAAATATCTGACCATTGTTCTCCCGTCCATAACTGTAGTTGTTGTGTACTTAAATTCCAAATAAGGTCGCCACTATTAAATTGGTTTATATTCCTTTGTGATTCATTAACATTTACAGTTGAATTAACATCGACCTTATTTAAACTTAATTCTAAAACCCTAACCAATCTATTAAAGATTTCTGGTGTAATAGGTCCTATAGCTACAGGAAGTTTTGTTTCTAATAGTTTAGACATTATCGCATTCCGTCAGGTTTAATATCTATACGTGTTGCACCTAGTCTAAAACCCATTCCTGTATCGTTGGTATTAGTATCATTAGATTGAACTCTTAGCACAGCTTGTCTTCCTCTAGCTCTTGTATCTATTTTAGTCGTTACAGAAGTACAGGCACTTGTAACTGCGGTAGTAAGTTCTTCTCCAGGAAAGTTTCTTCTTTTTAAAACTATGTCTACTGTTTGACCGTCAGCCCCTGTAGTACCTGAACCTGTGAATTTAACATCAGGAATTATTCTACTAATAAATTGATATTGGTCTCCTTCGCCTAAATCAAAATCACCTGATTCTATAAAAACATTAGTCATCGCTAAACCGTCGTCATCATTACCTGTTTCGTGATTAAACAAATAACCTGTGTAGTTAGTTGTATACGTTGCTTTAGGGTCACTAAAAATGCCTTCGTCTAACCAACAAGTTCTAGAAAGGTTTCCTATCATCCATACGTTTTCTTCGTAATTATAAGTAACATACCTATCGATAACATTACTATCAGCAGAACAATAAAACCAACCTACTTCATCAAAAGCTTTATTTACAAAACCAAATATTTGATAACTTTGTGTTTGGTTTAAATCAGAAAATACATAGTTATCTACAGTACAGGGAAGTTGTTGTATATTTCCCGAATACGCGTAAAAACCTTTTTTATCCATCCAAAACACTCCCTTAGGTGTGTTTATCATAGCGTTAGGTCCAACTAACCCAACTCCTTCATTAACTAAGTTAATCGAAAAAGTAAAAGGCTGACCAACAAAAGTCATAGAATATAACGACGTATCTGTCCATATTAGTGTTTCTTGTCTTGCTCTAACAGCTCCAACGATTGCAGAGCCTGCTGAAAGTCTAAACGAACCTGCTGTATTAGTAGATAACGGTTCCCATTGTTCTACGTTCTCTTGGTCGCTCCAAGCTATAAACATAGGGTCTATAGCTCCTGTTCTGGCTGTACCTGAGTCGTTTATAGGGTCTGCCCCAAAACAAATAACGTGTCTATCTACATCGGAAACCATAACTTGTAAAGCTAATGTAGGTGTTAAATTAGCTCCTGATAAATCAGATAAAGCAACAGCTCTTGTTTCTACTCCGTTAGTTTCATCCCAATAAAAAATACCTGCTCCACGTGCGTTTATAACTAAATCTTCACCAAAATTATCATGCGACCAAAGTCTTAGCTGATTAGCAGCGTCTAGTGGCGAAACACTTCCCCAAGTTCCTGCTCCCCAATAGTCAGAACCCCAACCTGTAGAAGGAACGTAAACATCAAGCCCCACGTTTATTTGATAAGTACCTACTGTGTTACTGCCACCATTTCCCGTATCTGAGCTGTTTGCACTAACTTCTGTTCCGCTAGTATCTTTAGCTACAATAGTATATGTATTTGTTGTTACAGTAACGATTTGATATTCTTGATTTAAAACTGCGGCTGTTATATTGCCGCCTAAAGAAGCTGCTGCACTAAAAGTAACAAAATCATTTGCAACGGCTCCATGTCCTGTATCAGTTACGGTAATAGTTGAAGAACCGTTAGTTGCAGCAAACGTCACGTCTCCTGCAGCTGTAGTAGAACGTATTGGCGTTACATCATTAAAAGATGAACCGTCTACAACATAATATTTCCAAGTAGTTCCTAACCCTAAATATTTAGTTCCTTGTAGGTCTACCCAAGCATGAAGTGCTCGTCCTGTAGCTTTAAAAGTGTCAGTGCTAGCCTTAACCCAACCACCTATTTTTTCTGGTAACCCTTTACGAAAACGAACTAAGTTAGAGTTTACCCAACCACCTTCACTAGCGTAATCAGTTGCTTCTTTATTTATTCCTGGTTTAAATAAAAGCTTTTGAAGAGGCACGTAATCCTCCTATAGAAACTTAGTAAGAATGATTGAGCCTACTATAAACGGGTATATCCCCCAAAGGAGCATTTCTAATCTTTTAAATTTTGCAGAGCCTTCGTCTAGACGTTTTTCTATATATTCGTAACGAATAGCACACTCTCTTTCATGTGCGTTAAGCTCTGCTAATGCGTCCTTGACAGTAGGCATTATTTTTCCTTGGCTTTCCCTATGTTTAAAGCCAGTAAGTCTACAAACTTATATAACTTACCTATCCATGCATCATCTTTTGGTGTTGGAGTAGAAGCCGCCACAATCGAAGCGATAGTAACTATTGCTGTTATCCACATAATCAAATCTGCCATTTATTTCTCCTCTTTTTCTTCTAGAACCTCATCAGCTTTTTCTTTCGTTGAAGCTATAAAAGTATTTTCAAAAACGGTTAAAGCGGCTTGTATTTGGTCTAAATCAAACTGAATTTTAGCTTTTTTATTTCTTAAATCAGTTATCTGATTAGCTAGATACTTTTGCTCCTCAGTCATTTCTGTTTCTAGAATTTCGTTATCGCCAATGACGGCTTTATTTTCTTCTTTTTGCATTAGTGCACCTCCTTAGGTGATGGTTTATTAAAATTAACTATTATCAGTTATGTACTTCTTACCAGTAGCAATAGCTGCAACGTGAGTAGTCTTTTTACTATCCGCTGCACCTTTTACATCTGGAGTTTCGTCATCTGAATCGACAGGTGCATACTCTAAAATAATTTCTAAATGGTCTACATTTCTTTGAACCATCTCGTTTATTTCATCTTGGGTCATTCCTTCAACGTTCCAAGTTCCAGCTTTTACACCGTCAATTAAGTTTACGCTATCCATTGCTGCTGTTAAGACTTCGCTTACTGTTTGTGCCATATTATTCTCCTTTTAAAGTTTGTATTTCGGCTTTTAATTCATCTACTTGTGATGAAAGTTCTTGTACTGCTCTAACCATCATTGGCATTAAAGCACCATCAGCTAAACTGTGGACACCTTGAGCATCTATATCAGTTATACTATTCCCTTCTACAATCTCTGGATGATTTGCTATAACATCCTCTACTTCTTGGGCTATAAATCCGTGAACTTTTTTGCCTTTACCAACACAAGGTGCATCATCCTCAACGTGTGGATAAATAGATTGCATATCTTCTGGTATGTCTTTTTTCTTTTTCCAATCAAAAGTAACTGGTCTTAAATCATTAATAAAAGACAAACCAGCTGTTGAAGTTTCTATGTTTTCTTTTAATCTTTCATCAGAAGATTTAGTCCAACTTGTTGTTGAATTATCTAAGGGAATATAAACTGTACCAGTATCAGTTCCAAATCTAACAGTATTATCTCCTGCTCCGTTAGTGTTACCAGTAGAAATAACTATTTGTTCTTGTGAACTAGCAGTAGAAGGATTAGGTCCATTACCTATAAGAATATTTTGAGTACCTGTGGTTATATTATTACCCGCTTGATAACCAAGAGCTGTATTTGTTATACCTGTAGTAGCTCCATTTAATGCTTGATAGCCAACTGCTGTGCTATAAGAAGCAGTAGTATTAGCTTCCAAAGCAGCCATACCAACAGCAGTATTATAACTACCAGTTGTATTTACTTCTAAAGCTGTTCTACCTAAACCAGTATTTCTTTCTCCACTTGTATTATCTTCTAAGGCTTTATATCCAAAAGCTGAATTATAATTATTAGTATTGGCACTTAAAGCAGCATAACCAACTGCTGTATTATGAAAGCCTGAAACGTTAGCATCCAATGCTGCAGCACCAACAGCTGTGTTTTCAGAACCTGTAGTATTTAATATTAAAGCATCATTTCCAACTGCGGTATTATTTGATGCTGTACTATTTGAACCTAAAGTTCCTCTACCTAAAGCAGTATTGTTTGAACCTGTTGTATTACTTTCTAAAGCACCTGCTCCAACACCTACATTATCACTACCAGTTGTATTTGCTGGTAAGGCTAAATATCCAACAGCCACGTTTGGAGTTCCTGAAGTGTTTGCTGTTAAAGCATTATAACCAACAGCAGTGTTATTATCAGCTGTTGTATTTGCTTGTAAGGCTTTAGAACCTAAAGCAGTATTATTAGCACCTGTGGTAACATTTGTTCCAGCTCTATATCCAAGAGCAGCATTATTATCGCCTGTTGTATTATCTAAAAGTGCTTCATAACCAATAGCTGTGTTTTGCGAAACTGTATTCAAGTTTAAAGCTGCATAACCTAAAGCTACGTTGTAATTTCCAGTTACATTAGAAGCCATACTAAAAGTACCTATGGCAGTATTTCTAGCCCCTGTAGTTTGATTGGTTAAAGCACTATCTCCAATACCAATATTGTAAACAGATGTGGTGTTAGCAGATAAAGCTGCAGCACCAATCGCAACATTAGAACTTGCAGTTGTATTAGCATCTAAGGCTGCCCATCCAAGAGCAACATTATTGCCACCTGATGTGTTAGCAGCCATTGCGTTTTCACCAATAGCTGTATTTTGACTTGCCGTATTAGCAGCAAGGGTATTATCACCTACGGCTGTATTTGAATTACCAGCAGTATTAACACCTAATGAACTATAACCGATAGCTGTATTAAAAGAACCTGTTGTAATTGCATCTGCGGCTAAAGCACCTAAAGCACTATTTCTTGTACCTGTAGTGTTTGCTGTAAGAGCATTATATCCAACAGCCGTATTATTATCTGCTGTTGTGTTTGCACCTAAAGCACTACCACCTACAGCAGTATTATTACTCCCTTCTGTATTAGCATCTAAAACAGAAGTACCCATAGCTGTATTTGCAGTACCTGTAGTATTTGCAATCATAGCTTGTATACCAACAGCAGTATTTTCACCACCAGTTGTATTGGCTGTTAAAGCATCAACACCTACTGCTACATTATAATTTCCTGTGGTATTGGCTGCTAAAGCATCTTTACCAACTGCTACGCCTGAATGACCTGTAGTGTTTGCATTTAAAGTATTTGCACCTACTGCTGTATTATCACTACCTGTAGTGTTTGCTCTTAAAGCTGCATTACCAACAGCAGTGTTACTTGACGCTGTAGTGTTTGCTTCTAATGCTTCAGTACCTATACCTATGTTATAGTTACCTGTTGTAGTTGATGTTAATGCTTCATAACCTACACCAATATTTTGAGAACCAGTTGTGTTGGCATCTAAACTTGCAGAACCAACTGCTACGTTTAAACTACCTGTAGTGTTTGCTCTTAAAGCTACATGACCAACTGCTGTGTTATTACTTGCTGTTGTATTGGCATTTAAAGAATCTACTCCGATAGCAATATTGGAACCACCTGTTGTATTTGTTCCTAAAGCAGATTGACCTACAGCAACATTTGAACTACCAGTAGTATTTGCATCCATAGCAATTTGACCAACTGCGGTATTTTCACTACCTGTAGTGTTTAATTTTAATGCTTGTGAACCTATAGCAGTATTATTACTAGCTGTTGTATTTGTACTCAAAGCAGCATCACCTAAAGCTGTATTTTCTTCTCCAGTAGTAATGGCATCTCCTGTATAAGAACCCATTAATACGTTGTAGTTACCTGTTGTAATAGCAGCACCAGCACTCATTCCCATCGCTGTATTTCTTGTACCTGTAGTGTTTGCTGCTAAAGCTGATTTTCCGACTGCAGTATTATTAGATGAAGTTGTACTATATTCTAAAGCAAATGCACCTAATGCTGTATTAGATGTTCCTGTAGTATTTGCTGCTAAAGTAGCTCTACCGATTGCTGTATTATCTGATGCGGTTGTATTAGCATACAAAGATGTTCTACCTACAGCAGTATTGTTTTCACCTGTAGTTATAGAAACACCAGCATACTCACCTACTGCTACATTATAATTAGATGTTGTTGCATTAGATAATGTACCATAACCTATTGCTGTATTACCTTCTCCTGTTGAAAGAGCATCAAGAGATAAAGAACCTACAGCAGTATTATTATCTCCTGTTGTTATAGCTGTACCAGCACTATTACCAACAGCAACATTATGATTACCAGTAGATTCAACACTATCTAAAGCTGTATCACCTAAAGCTACGTTATTTGTACCTGTTGGATAATTACCATCAAGTTTAATTGTTCCACCATCTACTGAGACGTTACCAGCTACTGTAAGACCATCTGTTACTGCTGTTCCTGTTACGTCTATGCCTGTTGAGGTTGTGGCTATTTTTTCTGAGCCACTATAATATAATTGAACTGCTCCGCCATTTACTGCACGAAAATAATTTTCACCACCTGTGTTTTCTATAATTAAATTATTACCTTGTATAAAAAAGTCACCAGTACCTGATTCTGTAATATAGCTATGATTACCTGAAGCATCATGATAAATCTGTAAATCTGAACCTGCTCCAAAGACTGCTTTGTCGTTATCGCCAAAGTTTATATCGCCTGAAGTTGTTAAACCTGTAAGCGTACCTACGCTTGTAATATTAGGTTGAGCTGCTGTAGACAAAGTTCCTGCTAAAGTGTTACCAGTAACGGTGCCTGTTGTAGTAATTGCAGAAGAACCAACATCAATACTGCCAAAGCCAGATGTAATTGAACCTCCGTCTAAAGCACCTACACTAGTTATGTTGGTCTGGGCTGCGTCTGATACTTTTAAATTAGCAAAAGCGTCAATAATAGCTGCACCGCTTCCTGCTCCGTCTGAATAAACAACTTTAGTTTCACCTGTAGGAATAGTTACATTAGCACCACTACCTTGAGAAATTATTATATTTTGAGAACCTGATGTAGCGTTTTCTATAACCCATACCTTTGATACAGTATTAGGTCCAATAGTAATAGTACAAGCTGAATCTAAAGTCCCTGTGTATTTAAGATACAACGACCTTCCAGGGTCAGTTGCTCCGTCTGCTATAGTGGTTGTATGTGTATCTGCGTTAGTAGTTATAGCTTCTGTGCCATAACTAAAAGCTTCAGCAATAAGTTCTAAGTTTGTATTTGTAACTTCACCCCATGTTCCACTAGCATCACCAGTAGCCATTTCGTTAAGTCTTAGGTCATTTACGTATGTACTTGCCATTTTTGTTGTTCTCCGTTTTGATTATACCTTATTTTTTATGTAATAGTTAAGCAACTTCCTTCCAATTTGGTGTTTGTGTGTCTGAAATAGTTGAATAGTTAGGTGTTTGAGTTGTTGAAACATCTGAATAGCTCGGAGTTTGAGCATCGTTTACTAATCCCCAAATATTAACAGTTTTAACTTTACCCTGTCCTTCTACGCCTGTAAGAACCACAACCGCTTTAGCTATAAGGGTTACAGAACCTACTCCTGAAGTTCCTGCTAAACCTGTTACGCTTATTGTATTAGAAGTTCTTTGTGTAACCGTACCTAACGTTGAAGTAAGTCCTGGACCTGTAACAGCTACATTTGCTCCTGCTATAACAGTTTCATCACCTAAACTTGTAACTGAGGCTACTGCTGCAACACCTGTAACAGCTGCTCCTGCTGTAATCGCATTACCTAATGCGGAAGTACCTACATTGCCTGTTGTTGTAGTATTAGCGTCTGCTGTAACACTTTCATCACCTAAAGTACCTGTTCCAGCAATACCTGTGGGTGAGATATTAGCTGTTCCTGTTACTGTTTCGTCACCTAACGTTCCTGTTGATGAAACACCTGTGGGTAAAATATTAGCTTCAGCTACTACTGTTTCGTCACCTAACGTTCCTGTTGATAAAACACCTGTAGGTGAAATAACGGCTGTACCTATTACCGTTTCATTCCCTAATGAAGAAGTAAGACTAAAACCAGTAACGCTTACATCTGCATTAGCGGCTACTGTTTCATTACCTAAAGTCGCGGTTCCTGCAACACCTGTAAGTGTTATATTAGCTTCTGCTACAATAGTTACGCTAGTAACAGAACCTGTAGCGGAAACTCCTGTTAGTTCAACAGGTAAAGATGTACCCCAAGCAGCACTGCCCCAAGTACCTCGACCCCAACCCGTCAAACTCGACATAGGTTATTTAAGCTATTCTTATAATAGCGTTTGAAGCGTCTGCTGTTGGGAATTGAATTGTAAAATCACCTGCTGTTGAAGTTTTATCTCCACCAAAATCTAGCACACAAACTGAAGGGTCTGAAGTTGCTGCTTCGTTGTAAATTAAAGCACCTCTTGCAGTAATTGTGGCTGTACTGAATGTTAAATCATTAAAATCAGTTAAAGCTGTTGTACCTGATGTTGTTGGGGTAACGCTTGTTAAAAACGCACCTTTAGCAGTATATCCAGTTCCACTCACTTCATTACTTGAAGTATATGCAGTAGTCGCTGCGTCTAAAGAAGCTGAACTTGTATATAAAGCTAATTTAAACACGTTACTTGCTGCGGTAAAGTCGTGTGTAGCTGTCATTAATTCTTTTTTAAATGAAGTACACATTGCTTGCGTTATTGCCATTATAGTCTCCTAATAATATCAGCCATTTCTTTATGACCTTGTTTTTGTAATAAACCCGCTACTGTTGCTCTATCGCTACTTATAGCTTGTTTTATATATAATAAAATAACTTGTTGTATAGTGTCTTTAAACGCTTCTGCTTGGGCTTTCACCATAGGGTCAGCGTTATCACTTATACCAATAAGTTTTTCTACTAATCTTTCAGTCCAGTATTCAGGACTTAAACCTTTATTATCTGTTGTTTGAACATTAACCGTTCCTAATGTTGGTTTTACATCTACACTAAACATTTGTTGTTCCTTGTGGCATTATTTTAATCTGGTCGTTTCTTGCTTCATCTCTAACGTCTTTATATTCACCTAGTAATTTAAGCATAGCTAAAGCTTCTTGGTATTTTTGTTCGTATAGTGATATTGTATTCGGGTCAGATTTCATAAATACAGCACCTTCTACTAAAGAGCCGTATAACATAGCGTTAGGAGCATTTTCTGATAACCACGTTTGGTTATCGTCTCCTACGGTAGTTAATGAATTAGGTCTGTAGTTATAATGAAGCTCAACAGAGTAGTTTGTATCTGGTGTTGGAGCTACTATAAAAGTATCTTCATCGAACTGAGCATAGTAAAGGGGTTTGCCAGTTGTGGCTTGTTGTGGTGTGTAATCTCTAATAAAAGAAACGTGTTTTAATAACAAATAACTGTAATTGTTACTTCCGTCTATCAAAGCTAAGCTAAACGGTGATAAAAAATCTGTCGGTGTAGATAAATAGGTATTGTCTTGGGTTAATGTTCCTGTAACATTTTTACGAAAAACAGGAAGCTGTACAGACTTTAAAATACGTTCTTCAGCTGTTTGTATAAACGTATCTAAAGTGCTTACAAACGTAGTTTCAGTATTATCTAAATAATTCTGTACTGCTGTTTTTAATCCGCTGTATGTAAATCCTGCCATTATGCTATACTCACTGTTACACTTCCTAAACCACTGGTAGCTCCTAATCCATCAAACTTTGTTCCTATAGGGTCTGATTCAAAGGTCATACCACTGCCTGCATTTGTAGTGATTATAACCCCTAATTGACTTTTAGGTAAAGAAACATCTGGACGAGGCTTCCAAAGAACTTCTGCATCTGCAGAAACAACTGGAGGGTCTAGTTGAGGATGTTTTGGTTCGTAACACTCTTGACAAGTTCTAAAATTTTCCCAATTACCTCTAGCTTCTTTGTACGGATATCTAAAACCACAAGTATCACATATAAAGTAAGCATATTTACCTGAAGCGTATGCCATTAGATATACTCATGTTTTGGAACAAGTCTTAAAGGTGAACGGTCTTCATCGTACCTTATTGCATTAGCCAAGTCTTGTTCGTATTGTTCCTTCATTATAGCCAGTTTTTGTACGTTCTTTTTCAAGCACAGATAATACGCTAGTCCTGAAACTACACAAGGCATAAACCTGCTTGGTATATCAATATCATTAACCTGAGCGGTATTATCTTGTATTCTACGCCAGACATAGTAAACGAGTTTGTCTGTCGAGTTCTCGGGCGTTGGATAAAGATGAAGAACAGGTTCTTTTAGTCTTTCTAGCCAAAACTCTGTTGACCTTGCTTGTGTAGCTTTGTTCGGAATATTGATGTATTCGTTTCTGTCTACTCTATCTAAAACGTAGTCGGTGACCGTATTGTTTTCTGTTCTTTCGATATACGCATCTAAGATATCTATGTCAAAAGAATTAAGGGTGTACTCGTTAGTTCCTTGTGTTAGGGTAAGCTCTACTTTAGAAACTTCCCACATCTGAATGCCTCTGTTTGACCAGTCAGCAAACATAATGTTTAGAGAACGTCTTGCAGTTACTGCATCATAAGACGTACGA